TTACCAAGCTTTCCAAGTTCAGTTAGCAAATTTTCTAATCCATCTAACTTTACATCAGCCACTTAAATCTACCTCTATAGCTTTGATTTCAATGAATTTATTTCTGTATTTGATATTATCTAGGGAGATTATATTATAGGGTTTATTTTTAAATAGAATTCTCATTGATGTATCAATCCCCTCTAAATATCTAATTGTAAATTTAACTGTGTTTTCCATCTGAACAGCTGCAGCTTCATAATATTCCCTTCCATGAAGGTTAGAAACTGCTGCCCATACTGTTTTAAAATCTATCCATTCTTCAATCTCAAAACCATTTTCATTGATATTAGTTTTTAACTCTTGTAAGGTTATTCTTTTGCTTAAGGCACTTATCTCCATAAGATCACCAGCTTTCTCTTCGAAGATTTCCAAGTATTAGTCTCATTACCTCTATAGTTTCAGAAATACTGCCACTTTCATTTTTCAAATAATAGAATGACCCTTCTCTTTTCTCATACATATTGGCTATGCAATATAGTACAGCCTGTTTTACAACCTTTGGTACTTCTTCAAATTCTGATAGTGAATATCTTAAAATATCCTCACAGATTTCCTCGGCTGTATGAATAAAATTAGTGATGAGTGTATCTTCCTCATCACTATCTACTCTTAAATACAGTTTTGCTTCTTCAAGTGATACTATCATACACCCATCACCTCACCTTACTCCATTTCCATAATTCCAGCATATTTAAGCTTCTGAAGTAAAGAATTAAAATCATTCTTTAAATCATCCACTGTAGTAGCTGTACTTTCTGGTTGAACTTCTGCCCTAATTAATGGCTTCCCATTTAAAAGGAACACTCCTTCTTCTGTAACTTCAAGTATCCCGTTAACTATCCATCTGTCTCCATCTTGTTCTCTATAGTTTTTTGTATTATACATATTTATCACCTAGGCTTTCATTTGTAATACTTTTATAGCTTCAGGAAGTATTAACTTGCCATCTACTCTTTGCATTGCTTTAAAGCCTACTTGTCCTGTTGCTGCAAATAACTCGTTAAGCCTTTGAAAGGATCTACCTTGTCTATCTGCCACCCAGTAATATGAAAAGTCCCCAAAAGCTATAGGTTTTGCCCCTGCAACTGCTAATGGAACATAAGATGATGTTTTAACTGGTCTGTTTAAAATAGTGTCAGGTTCACCAGCTGTTACTGAAGGTTGCCATAGGTATTGTCCATTTCCATCCTTCAGCTTTCTAATCTCTTTCACAGTTGAGTCATTCATAACAAAGGTCGCCTTTTTTCTATAAGGAGATTTTAATGAGTAAAATAAATCTAGTATATCATCAAGCTTTATGACTGTTTGAGTAGAAGCTGTTACTCCTATTTCTCCACCACCTGTAGTATTAAATATTCCAGTAGGTTTTCCAACTCCATCTCCTATAAAGAAAGCTTCCTCTTCTTTAGATCCAATTCTTCTAGCAAATTCCTTAGCAATATATCCCTCTAAATTAAAAACACTATCATTAAGGAGTTCTTCAGAAACCTTAATCATAGTGGCTAATTTATAAGCACCTATTGAAACTTGAGTAAATGCATCATCAGATTCAGGAATTGCTCCTTCTTCATCTACCCATGAAGCTGTACCCTTTGAAGCTACAACTGGTATCTTTCTATCTCCTGAAGATGTAGTTATTACCTTAGCCAGTTGCCTAAATATATTTTCTTCAAGAAGTCCTTCTACTAAAGTCTTTTCAAACTCATCTGGAACTAAGTATCCACCTTCGCTATCTGTTCCAATCTTAAGTGCATTTTGAACTTCATAGCTGTTTTTATTTCTCATGGCATTCCAGAAAGCTCTTTTATATTCCTCAGATGTTCTTCCTGTTTTATCTTCCTCCATAGTACTGTTAGGAGTATTTCTTATAGGGCTTGAAGTAGGTTTTGAAAGTTCTAAGTCAATTACAGCTTGCCTTTCTAGTCTTTCTATTTCCTTTCCTAAACTAACTACATCAGCTTCCATCTTTTCATAAGTAGCAGTATCCTCAGCTGAAAGTAGTCCATTTTCATTTCTTCTAGAATCTAAAAAAGCCTTGGCACTTTCCCAAAGCTTCGCTCTTTTTTCTCTTAATTCTAATATTCTATTCATACATTTACCTCCATTTATTTTATTAAATTTAATCTTTTACATAATTCTTCATAGGATGTTCCCTCTTTAGTTTCCTTATTGATTACACTTTTCTTTGGTACTTTCTTAAGAAAAGAATTAACCACTGTGGCTTTATCAAAAATGAATCCATTAGAAACTAAAATATCTTCTTGTCCATCTTCATAAAGGACATTATCTGCAAAACCTAGTTCTACAGCTTTCTTTGAACTCATCCATGTTTCATTATCCATCATTTTAGATATTTTATTTCTATCTAATCCTGTCTTTGTCTCATAAGCATTAATTATGCTTTCTTTTACTTCTGCTAACATCTCTTTTGCTTTAAGCATGTCTGATTCTTCTCCCCAAATAAGGGTTGAAGGATTATGAATCATAAGCATAGCTACAGGTGACATTAATACTTCATCTCCTGCCATTGCAATAACTGATGCTGCTGAAGCCGCTAAACCATCAATTTTTACTGTAACCTTCCCCTTATATTCCTTTAGCATATTGTAAATTTGGTTAGCTGCGAATACATCTCCTCCAGGTGAATTAATCCATACAATAACATCTCCATCAGATTCAAATAATTCTTCCTTAAACTTTTTAGGTGTAATATCATCATCAAACCAGCTATCTTGAGCAATATATCCATCAAAATATAGAGTTCTTCCTTCTTCATTTTTAATCCAATTCCAGAATTTCTTTATTGTCCTCACCCCCAGTATTTTCTTTTACATATGCTCCTACATCTTTAAGCTTTAGCATATTGCCATTAACCATATATGTGTTTCCTCCCTCTTCATCAGGAATAGGATTCATATTTTCTAGACTTCTTACATCATTTGGAGACATAAAACCATTCTGAATTCCTATGGAGTAACCCCTCATCCTTGATTCATAATCTCCTCGAAGAAGTCCCTCTACAACAAAGCTTACAAAGTATTCCTTTTTCTCACTTTCACTAAAGAGAGATTTATTAATGGATTGCTCTATCCTAACTAACCATGGTCTTATAGTATGAACTACAAAACTAATAGATTGATGCTCTATGTTACTAAATGTAGCTCTCTCTAAATCCCCTATCAAATGAGGTGGAATTCTAAAAATCCTACAAATCTCCTCTGTCTGAAACTTTCTTGTTTCAAGGAACTGTGCCTGCTCAGGAGGAATCCCAATGGGTTGAAATTTCATCCCTTCCTCAAGTACAGCTATTCTATGAGCATTAGATGTACCCTGATATACAGCATTCCAACTATCTCTTATTCTCTGTGGATCTTTTACAACTCCAGGATGCTCTAATACTCCCCCAGGATTTGCCCCATTAGCAAAGAACTTAGCCCCATATTCTTCCGTTGCTATAGCCATGCCAATCGCATTCTTAGCCATAGCTATTGGAGAATATCCGATAAGTCCATCAAAACCTAGACCCGGAATGTGTAGTACTTCATCCTTTGTTAGAATATATTCTTGACCTTCTTTGTTATATAGATAGTAGATTTCTCCCTTTTCACTTCTATTTACTGTCATTTTGTCAGGCAATAAAGGATAAAGTGCTATAACCTTACCTCTACCATCTCTAATAATCTGAGAATAAGAATTTCCCCATAATAAAAGATGACCCATTAGTGTTTCTCTAAACACAAATGAAGTCATCTCGGGATTTGGTGCATTAGAAAGCAAATTATATAATGGGTGCTCTCTAGCTTTTTGCTTACCACTTTCTGTATATCTATAAGTGTGTAAAGGAAGTGAAGCTATTGTTTCAGCTAGTATTCTAACACAAGCATAAACTGCTGTAGTTTGCATAGCTGTTCTTTCATTCACTGGCTATAATTTATTAGATAGCCACTTTTCATAATATGTCCGATGTAAATGCTCAAACCATTGTGAAGATAACAAATAATCTTTACCATAAATAGAGATTGTATATGAATAGTACCTTGGATAGTTATTGTCATCTCTTTTCAATTCGTCAATATTGCCCCCGATAGGTACTTCTTTAAGTACTGGAATATTAGCATTAAATATTTGTTTTGAATAATCGGGTTGGGTCATTTTTTCTATCTCGTCCATTGAAATCTTTTCGTTTCTAAATAACTCTCTCATTGTTGTTTGGACTAATTTGCCTATTTTAACTTCCTTCAATGTTTCATCAGTAAGCATTGATTCAATATTCTTCTCTTCTTTTTTATTTCTAATCACCTTTTTTGCTTTAATTGATCTACTGGCCTTTTCAGAAAACATACTATACATTTGATAACTTCGTAAAAACAGTTCAGATGTATCGGATATTCCTCCACTAGCTAATAATATAGGTTCCAAGACTTTCCCATTAAATTCCTCATTTGCTATAAGTCTTGTAGTAAAGTTTAATCCTAATGTAGCCAATATACTATTAATTTCATTAAATTTAGGTGCTAGGTCCTTTATGATGACAGGGTTTATTTTAGGAGATGCAAATATTATTTCAGCAGTATCTTTACCAATATATCCAAAAATACACATTGCTGTTCGAATACATTTTTTAATAACCCTTGTAATGGTTTCTTCTTTAGTACCATAATTTAAGCCTGCCTCGTGAAAAGCAACATCTATAGCATAGATATGATTACCTTCTTCATCAATTGAAATCCCAAGAACATCTATCTCTGCTTGCATAAGTAATTGACTTAGCGAATTATTTTTGTAAATTAAATATCCATACTTATCCTCAAAATAAGAGTTTGTTCTTTCCATTATTTCAGCTAACTTATCCTCGTTTTTTAAATCCCACTTTGGGGAAACCTTCCAGTTAGTCTGTACTATTTGACACTCTTTTACATGTCTTAACCATGAATATAGTAATGATTCACCCATTTCAATCTTCATAAATACCAACCCCTTTTATCTAATTGCTTTATACTAATGTTCCTGTTTAACCCACTATTCTCCTTATCACAGATTGCCAACCTTAACACATGTTCCAACAGGATGCTCATACTAACAATTGAGCTAAAATAGTTTCCAAACAAGAATGAAGATATACTCTCTAAATAAATCATATTAATAGAAGGTTCTATCCAGGGCAATGGTTCTGGTAGATCCTTAGAATTTTGGGCAGCATTTTTACATGTAGTATTAAAAAAATCTCTATCAACACTCCTACTTATTTTCATAACTTCTGTTCTCCTTTATATGGAAACTCAATATTGATTATAGCTGTACTTCAAACTTGCCTGTATTAATTCTGTCCAGCAAGTCTTTTGCCTGACTAGCTGCTTCAGGAAACTCTTTTTTTAATCGTTTAGAGTTAGTAGCTATTTCTAATGCTTCTATTACCCTTCCCGCCTTAATAATCCTATATAGAGCATTTACTCTAGTCCTTGTCCCACTAATTTCTTTATCAAATGTGTTTTCTCCATTGTCATATATTTCCTCTATTAGTTTGTTTTTTAATAGATCATCGTCTAATTCATCAACCCTTAGTAAAAATTCTTCCATATAAAGGGCTACAAACCATAAACCTGCTGAGCGGTATGAATTAATAAATTGCTTATCTGTGATAGACTCTTTCATAAACAATCCCTCCAACTATTATTAGTACTTACATTATAGCATCTATTAATGTTTACAG